ATGATCTACGGGGTTTTTTATTGCCTGCTGGAAAGTGAAGTGTTCCGCAATTCTATGATGGTGTTCCGCAATCAAGAGCAGATTACGTCTAGGGCTGATGAGTTCTGGATGCAAAATAATCAACGCAGAGAGTCCAATCCCGTAGGCAACGAGATTCAAATATCCTTGCCAATCAAAGGCGTGATCGCCCAGCTCAGGGCTGTCAAGGATGGTTTAGACGATTGATCAGGAGGGGGCTAGACGGTAATTCTATTTTGATATCAAATGCACCTGATTAGGGGGCAGGTAAAACTAGTAGGGAAGGCTTATGTATCTAAAAAATATAGAATACCAAGAACACCAAAACACTCCATATTATTGGGCGATTAAGAATTTAAGTTTTGGTCCGGTAAACTTGATAGTCGGGAAAAATGCTAGTGGTAAATCTCGTCTTCTAAGTGTAATCGCTTCCTTGGCGAGTTCGGTTTCTGGTCGCGCCCCAATATATTCCACCGGAAGTTGGGAAGCGAAATTTGAACGTTATATAGGTGAAGCGCTGGAGCAGCAAGCCTATAATGTATCGTATAAAGATAGTAAAGTTTTTGAAGAGCGATTTTGGATTAAGAACTCTCTAGTTATGGAGCGTAAGGAAACTGGAGAGGGCTTCGTTTTAAAGCGAAAGTCTACTGAGCGAGTCCGTTACAAAGTCCAGCCAAACCAGCTTATGTCTGTTGTTAGAAGCGACCCATTTCAGCACCCCCAACTTGAAAGCTTGCAGAAATGGGGGCGTAGTGCTTGTCTCTATAGATTTGGATCAGATTTCGGTAAAGGTAATTTGACTGTTGGTAGTCAGCCGGCTTTAGATCCATCTGCTATGCTAGAATTTAGCGTGATGCCAGATGATGTAAGCTCTGTGTTTCTTAGAAGTGTCGAGAGGTTTGGTGATCGCTTTAAGTTGGCAATCTTATCCGACATGGAAGCTTTGGGGTATCTGTGTGACGATGTTACCTTAGTGCCTATGAACGAGGTACATATCAATGGCAGTCCGCCAATGGCGATCGCAATCAAGGAAAGAAACGTTCAATGCTACGTTCGCCAATCAGAACTTTCCCAAGGTATGTACAGAGCACTGGCGTTGCTTATTCAGTTCAATGCTAGTGTTTTTTGGACTCAGGCATTCATGGTAGGGCGCACCCCTAAGCTTGGTGATAGTCCTTTGTTAATAGTTGATGATATAGGGGAAGGGCTAGACCACGAAAGATCACGTGCACTCATAGAGTTGTTAATAGAAAAGTGCCTTGCTCATAATATTCAACTAATAATGTCCTCCAATGATAGATATGTTATGAACTTTGTGCCATTGCAGTATTGGACTGTCTTGCAGCGCACCGGCTCTATCGTGAAAGCTATCAATCATGAAAACTCAAAGGAGATTTTTGATGAATTCTCCTACTCTGGCCTAAGCAATTTCGACTTTTTTTCCGGAGAGCATTACTCGAGGGATAACTCGCAATGAGGAAAGTCGCTATTTTTGTAGAGGGTCAAACAGAGTTACATTTTGTTAACCGCATGGTTACGGAAATTGCAGGTTATGGAAAAGTTAGAGTTGATTTGTGGATCCATCGAGGCGGAAAATACAGTAAACTTCGTAGCGAAGGCCCGCCAGAGGATGTGGCTGATGTGCTAGTGATGTTAGTCAATTGCTGCGGGGACGGTTCTGTAAAAAGCTCAATATTGGAACGTAGGGAATTATTAGCGGCACAGAATTTTGAAGTTGTTTTAGGTTTGATGGATCTTTATCCAAAAACGCTAGAAGAACTAGATGTATTTGAGGCTGGGTTGAAAAAAGGTTTAGACTTTCCGGGTCAAACAATTAGGATTTTTCTGGCCGTTGCAGAGGTCGAGGCTTGGTTTCTTAGTGAATTCAGCCATTTTGAAAAACTCGACCCAAGCCTTGGACTAGAGCGTGTAAAAACTGATACAGGCTTTGATCCCATTACTCAAAATGTAGAGCAGACTGTCCGTCACCCTGCTGGTAAGCTAAAAGAGATATATTCGCTTGCTGGTATTCGTTACCGAAAGCGCGAGGCTGAAACTCATCGTTTAGTTTCTATTCTAGATTACACAGAGATTTATACTTCCGTAAGGGATGTCTCGCAGTCTCTAGATCGTTTTATTACCGGGCTTGAAAGTGTGATATGCAGCCCGCAGATAGAGTTGGTTGCAGCAGAACAGTAGCGGGCTCGGTGCGCAGAAATTATAATATATTGATGCTATGCTCGTTTATTGGTTCCCCCTCTTTTTTATGTTGGATGCCATAATAAAGAGGGGAGGCTATTGATCAGGTAAAGAAAGTCGTTTTCGGTTGATTTTTAACCGCCTAGTATTAATCGGAAGCTATGGCTAGCCTAGATTACTTGGTGGGTTGTACGATTTCACCTACGCGTCGATAAACCTTCTTTGTCATTTCCTGCGTCGAGTGACCAAGCAACCGGCTGGCATGTGCAATGTCATCAATTTCGCTGGCGGCTTTTGGCCGGATGTCGCGGAACTGAAATTGGCGGATACCAGAAGCTAGCGTCGAGTCTCCTTCCGCTGCTGCTTTGGTAGCTGCTTTTTCTCGTGCTTCATCCCAGCGATTTCTTAGCATGGCGTAACTCATTCGTAATCCTGCTTGGTTTGTGATCAGGCTTGAACTTCTGATGCCGGCGATGGCTTTGCGCTCAAGCAGCGCATCCAGAAAGGCGCTGAGCTCAGAGGCCGCAACTCCGTCGTGCAAGCGGATCCGTAGGCGTTTTTGGGTTTTACCCTGGCCGACCATTAAAAATCCTTTATTGATGTCGGTCGCCGAAGCTTTCAGTACATCAGCAGGTCGTTGGGCGATTAAGTAGGCCAGATCCATCGCATCCTTGAGTTCGGGTGGAGCTTGGGCGTAGACCGCATCCCACACCATGTCTCCGGCATAAAAGTCCCGTGGGGTTTCTTTGTTTCGGCGTAGACCGAAGCAGGGGTTTGCCTTGTCGGTGAGTCCCCATTCTCGTGCAAAGGTGAACATCGTGGACAGCAAGGCTATTTCTCGGTTTGCGCGCACCTTGGCTGTTCTTGCGTCGCGATACTGAGCGATCACCTGGGCGGTCATAGCGTCAATGGGGGCACCCTCGAAAGCTTTGCGAAGCTGTCTCAATCCCTTCCGATAGTCTTCTTGGGTACCTGTTGTCAATCTCGGCATGACCTTCGACTCATAGTCATCGAAAAGGCGATCCATTAAATGTACTGGTTTCGGTGTAGCCTTTCGATCAAGACGCGCCCATTCGATTTTTGCTTCGTCCAGATCACCACCAAGTGGAATTTCCACCCGGTTTCCTTCGGCGTCCCTACCGTTGTAGTAATAGCCCGTCCAGGTACTACCGTTCTTTCTTTTGCGCGTGCGGCGGATCATCCGTGGCGGCAGATCCCGGTTTGCTGCTTTCTTCTGGCGCATCGTTAACCCACGCGGGATAGATCAAGAGACCAGGTTTCAGCCACAGCATTGGTTGTTGATGGCTTCACCCCGGCTAGTTTCAGGCGTGCGTACACGCGGCCTACAACGGGGCGTTGTGCGGCTGTGAGCACGTGCTCCCAAGCATTGCGTTGCAGCCACTGACGTTGGCAGGACGGGATCTTGTAGCCTGTAATGACGGCCAACTCATCCTCTGTCAGCGTTTCACTTGGTAGCTGGAACGCGTTTACCGTATTCATGTTGCCTCCTGTGCAATAGCGCTTGTTTGTACCTGCTTGCACCCCACCACAGGCTGCGCGGGCGGGCGATTCTGAGCGATTAGCGTTGCATCAGGTGGGGCTGCCCCGCGCAGCTTTTCGTGGGGTATAAGTGCCTCGGCAGTGGCGCTGAGAGGGGCAATAATGCCTGCTGCTGCGCAGCAGAGACTGTTTGTTTCTAGCGTGTCGACACCATTGGCAGTGCAGAGCAAAGCGGTCGATGCTTGGGTGATATGCAGGTCCATCTTCATGCCGTTTTCCTCCGGTGTTCGATAGATAGTTGGTCCATCAGGCGCTGGTGAAACGTGAGCCGTGCTTCGGTGGCGGACCATGGGCGAATCGTTTCGGCCGTGGGTTTTATGCCGATCAGGCAATCCCAGACGGCCGGATCGGCGGGCATTAGGTCGCGGCGTTCGGTAGCCAGCGCAACAAGGTCGGCATGACGGACGGATGCCGGTAGTTCAAGGGCGAGGTTAAATCGGGTGCAGATGCGGTCCCAAATCCATTGCTCGACGTCCTGATAGGCATGCATCCATTGCTTCAGTGGTTGCACCATATCGCCGACGTAGGCTTCAGGTGCATCGTGAAGGAGTGCCGCCAACTTGTCCTCTTCTGGCACCAGGTCGGCGACCATGCACGAGTGTTGGGCCACGCTGTAGAACTCACGGGTGTGGCCGTTGAAGCGGCATAGGTGCGAGAGTGCGTGGATAATGTCGCGTGGGTCGATGAGGTTGGCGTCCGGCTCATGCAGATCGAAGCGCTTACCGGTTACGGTCAGAATCTGGCTCATGCGGCCTCCTTGACCAGGTCGGCCAGCAACAATGCGTTCTTTGTATCCTTGTGCAGCTTGCGCAGGGCGTCACTGCCGATCAGCACGGCTAATTGCCGGTCGAACTCTTTGCGAAAGCGCGTCAGCTCCAGAAGCTCGATGGTAGCTTTGGCGCATTGGCGCTGCAGCTCGCCGGCTGCTTGGGGTGTCAGGCGCAACATTGGGATAAGACGATTCATGCTGCGTCCTCCTGTGCTACTTGCTTCAGGAGGGCGGCCATGTCGAGCGCTTGATCGCGGAGGGCGCGTGAATCGCGTTCGAGTTTCTTGCCTGTACGGAATGCGCTGAATGTCTCTGCCGCAATTCGCAGTTGTTCGGCGATGGCCAGAAGAGTTTGGCGTTCTGGTTCCCCTAGTTTTGAGGCGGCCAATGCCTGCTCATAGTGTGTGTACAGTTGCTTATGGTGGTCCTGCGCCTGATCAAGCGATCGCTTCAGGTCTTGGATCGTGCCTGAGTTGTCTGATTGCTGAATGGCCTTGCCTTCGTCGATACCTTCGATGCGGCCATCGTTCAGGCCGCCGCGATAGCCTGCCCAATAGGTAAGGCCAACAAGTACGATCAGAACGATCAGTGCGCAAGTCTGAATTGCTGTCATGTGCTGTGTTCCTCGGTAGAGCCCGCCGTCAGGATTTTTGGTGAGAGGCTGGCGGCGGGGGTGTTACTTGGGGATTAGTTACAGGGTGGCTTCGTACAGCGGTACTTCGCCGATTGCGCTCTGGATCTTCTGGCGAACGGCGTTGTAGGCCTCTTCAAGCACCTTGTCCGGGCGTACCAGCTCGAACCACATTTGCAGGCGACCTTCCAGAATGCGGTAGCGGAAGCGGGCAGGGACGCAGAAAGCGTCACCACCGAGGAACGGTTTCACGGCGATGAAAAATTGTTCAGGGATGCGCAGTTGGCCTGCTTCGCCGGCACGCCCGTCGATTTCTTCGTTGTAGGTCAGTTGAACCTGGCCGTTGTCGAGGCGGGTGCCTTGGCGGAAGGTGATGTTTTTCTTGGCTTCCAAGGTGCGGCTAATTTCCAGCATGTCGGCAGGGCTGGGGTCGTTCGCTTCGTTTGCGCGCTGGGTGATGTCCCTGACGTTCTCTTCGATGAACTCGGCGAACGTTGCCTGATCCATGCGCTTGCGGTCGTTCTCTTTCCAGCGGCCCCACTCGATGCTGGTAGGGCAACGGTACGTGGCCACGTGGTCGCGCCAGGCGGAGGCGGTTGGCTGGTGGTAGTCGATGACTGCCAAGAAGGTACGACCTTCGGGGCCGTTGCAGAACACTGCGGTCGCGGCATCGGCGAAGCGGTTTACGTATGCAATGAAGGACTCGGCATCAAGTACGGTGAGTTTCTGGCGCGTGCGGGTAGGACTCGGTAGCAGGTGCTCAAGGGTGTGGACGCCCACGCCGTCAGGAAGCAGGGCAATGGGTGCTGCCAGCCCTTGATGATCAATCGGTTTGCCGATCGCCTGTGCGAGGGTGACCAGTTGTTGAATGGCTTGTTGCATTGGATGTGCTCCGTTGGGTGATGCTGTGGTGAGAGGTTTTCGAATCAGGCGTTACGGGCTGACGTGGCGCAGTTTTTCCGGCACTGGGTCTTCGCTGACTGTGCGCAACGGTAGGTCCTGTTGTCGTGGGTCGCGGCGGGTCAAGTTGCCCTCGGGGGTCAGGAAGAACAGGGATGTGCCGCGAGACAGGATCGGTTCTTTCGCTTTAACGTCGGCCTTGATGGTCATCTGGCCACTGCCGTCAGGTTTGTAGGTGAGCTTGATGGTCAGTTCACCGCCCTTGCCTGTCTGGCGGATGGCATCGACCAGGCTATGTTGGGTTTCGCTGAGTTCATCAAGTAAGCCTCCGGCCTCGATGTCCCGTAGAGTGTCGATGAAGGGGCGTGCTTTGCTCATGTGCTGTGCCTCATTGAGTGGATGTTGTCTGCCCCTGGACGGCAGGGGCACCGTTGAATCAGGCTGCTTCCAGCGCCGCTTGAGCGTCGAGGAAGGCGGCCAGGTTGTGCAGGTACACCACCGGTTTGGTCCGGGCTGAGCTGTGCAGGCGTGTCACGACCAAAGCAATGCGGCCAGCTTTGATCTCACTCAGCAGGTAACGGTCCGTGCGGATGTGCGGGAAGTACTGTTCCCGCACTGCCGTCAGAGACGGGCAAGGTGTGGCGAACTGCTTGCGAAGTTGGTCGAGGGTATTGCTCATGCCGCGACCTCCCCGAACCCCTCCGTTGGGGGCACCAACTTGAGCCGGATCAGTTCGGCGAGGCTTTCTTTGCTCTTGCCCATGCCGGCGGCGCAGACGTTGCCTTTTTCATCAGCGACAACGGCGCCGAATGGATACTCGGGCGAGTTGGTTGGGGTGACATAGGCCACTTGGCCTTCTTGAATCACGTTGTTGACACAGCGAAAGACCTCGGCCAGTTCCACTGTGCGGCAAGGCACGCTGTCCAGCAGATCAATGGCTTCGCTTGCGGCGCCGATCAGTGTGGCGCGGCTGATCACGCCCGGGCTGTCCAGGTAGATCGGGATCAGTCTCAGGGCGCCGAGGGCTTGGGTGTAGGCATTGAAGTAGTTGGTTTTCATGCTGCGGCGTCCTTGTGCGTGATGGTGATGCCCTGCTTCTTGGCCAGCCATTGCACGCCGGCCTCGGTGACCATCACCACGGCGTAATGCTTGTAACGGTTGGTGGTCCCGATCTGGACGCTGCGCGGGTCTGAAAACAGATTGCCGCCGCCACGGTGGTGGCTGGCCAGGTCGCCGCTTTGCGTCAGCACGCGGAGCGCACGCAGTTGCTCGCGGAATTTCCGGGGTTTGAGGCCGAGCACTGCGGCGGTTTCGTCCAGGGTGCGGTTCATGGCGCTGTCCTCAGGCGACTGCTGCGCGGGTGTGCAGCGTGTCCACGATGTGGTTGATGTTTGTGAACAGCTCATCGAAGGGACCATCGTTTGTTAGCCGCAAGTCGCCAAGAGCAAACCGGATTCCGTTTTCGCTGCTGTGTGGGTTTACGGGTGTTGCTGCCACGCGATCCATGTGAACTACGACGCCGCCGCGCTTGCGGATGAAGTCCGCTTCGTTGTTGAACCTTATGTCACTGACCACGAAGCCGCGTGCGGTGTCGTGGGTGCGGGCCAGCAGGTCGAGGTTCTGCGCGGCCAGTAGCAGCCACAGTTCAGGGTGCACGCCGTTGCGGCCCCACTCGGTGCCCAAGGACTGCATCAGTTCACGTGGTGAACGTCCCAGCCATGGCAATGGGAGTTCCTTTTGTGCGCCTTCGAAGTCGCAGGGGCTCAGGTTGAGGATGTGCATCAACCCATCGCGCAGTGGATCGGCGAATGCGTAGGACTGGAACCCGCGGTGGTTCACCAGGTGCTGGGCTGCGGTGTCTTTACCGACGCGGGCGAGGCCAGAAAGACCAATCAGAAGTGGCTTCATGCTGCGTCACCCCCGAACGGGCCGAAGTCGCCCTCGACTACACCTGTTTTCGCAGGCGCCAGGCGGCAGCCGGGAGTGATTATCACCAGTAGACCGGTGTGTTTCTCGATGGCGTCAACCGCCTGCGGGCTGGTGCACGCGGCGGGGTGTAGATACACCGGGCAGCGGGTAGGGCTGTGCTGTGTCGTTTGCATGTCTCGTACTCTTGGTGAGAGGTAACGATACAAACGATACAAATACGTATTGATCCAGTCAATACGTATTTGAATTGATTTCGGTGTTGGTCACAAAAAAGCCCGCTAGGCGCGGGCTCTATCTGGTGGAGTTATGTATTAAAAAATTTCGAGTTTTGAGAACACCACGCCGCAAATCATCGCATTAGATCCTAATTCAATGATTGGCTCTGGCCATGCTGGGTTCAACGGCTTCAGGAATCGTCGGCTTCCCTCCATGACCAACTGTTTAAACGTCGCTTCTTGGCTATCGACTAATTTGGCGATGACGAGTGACCCGTTCTCTGCGTCCTTCGCTGGATCTACAAAAATGATGTCGCCGTCTCGGAATGAGCGACGTTCGTGTTGGTTAAACATCGAAAGCCCCCGCACTCTTAGAGCGTAACTCTGACTGCTGTGGGAGGCAGCACAAGGCAACCAAAGCTCCGCGTCATCGAGTGTTCTCACATCCGCGACTTCACACCAAGCTCCTGCTTGAACCCATGAAATCAATGGGACATATCCTTTAATCGCTGGGCCTGGCTCTACGTTGATTTCTGGTGCATTGGACTCTGTTACCAGATCAGGACCTGGGTCATTGTGTTCGCCTCCCTTCCAGAGCCAATTGCTGCTGACCTTTAGAGCTTTGGCTATCTTTTCGACATTTTCGTGGCGTGGGCTGGCAACCGAATTCGTCACGATTCTATGAATTGTCGGTTGAGGTACGCCCGAGCGTCGGCCGAGTTCTCCTTCGGATAGTCCCAGCTCTTGCATGCGGTGAGCGATGCGGTTGCCAATCACTTTTTTCTGCCTTGATTCAAAAACGTATCGAGGATTGTATTGAATCGATCAATACGTTTGTGTATTGTGTCGACCAATGCGAAAGCGCATCGGTGAACGATATGACTATCCAAGAAATGCTCGCGGAGCTACTGCGGTCTGGTTTATCCCAACGGGTTATTGCAGAGCGCGTAGGCACCACGCAGCCGACCATCAATCGGGCCGCTAAAGGCGCAGATGTTCGGTATGTAACTGGGAAGGCAATTGAGTGCCTTTACACCCAAGAAAAAGAAACCGCAGGCCTGCAATCGGCAGCTTGAAAGGGTGCTGAGCCGGGGCCTCTCACCAAAGATCCCCCAGCTCAGCTACGACGACACACAGCACATGCACATCGGTCGTGGTCGTAGGATAGGGTTTACCCAAGCCTATGGCTACACCGTAAATAGGGGATTTACGGTTTATGAGTCGCACAGATCTTTTGCCGGACGCGGGTCCGGTTCTTCCTCTACGCCAAGCGATCTATCGCGCTGGTCGTGACTACAAGGGCGGAATCACCGCCCTTGCCTTTGACATGGTGTTGGACAACGACACCCTTCAAAAGAAACTCAAGCTTGATGAGGAGCGCCGCTGGCTGAACCCTGATGAGCTTGAGGAAGTAATCAGGCTGACCGGCGACTCGCGCTTGCTCGATGCATTGATGCGTCCAGCGGGTGCGGTTTGGTACCGACCGGTGCCGGTCCCAGCAACACGCGATGCACTGAAAGCCGTAGGTAAGTTGCTCAGCGAGACGGGAGAGTTCGTTGCAGCAATGCATGACGGCGCCGCCGATAACATCTGGGAGCTTCACGAAGTTAAAGTCCTCGAAAAGCAGGGTATGGATGTGATCCGCGAAATCCTCGGCATCATGGCCGGTGCGCGTCAGGCGATGGAGGATCGCAACAATGGCTGATGATATCGACCGCGCCAACGATCAGGCGCAATACCTGCTCGACGTTGCTCTTCAGCGCAGTCGCCGTATCCCTTCAAGTCGCGTCAGCGCTAAATTCTGCGAAGACTGCGATGACCCTATCCCGTTGCTTCGACAGCAGACGATTCAGGGGTGCCAGACCTGTGTCAGTTGCCAGGGGTTGCGGGAGCGGCGCAGATGACTGATCACGCCAACCGATTGCCTACTGCTGATTGGGCTCAGTTTTACGTTGATACGTTTGGTTTGGCGCTGGTTCCGATTGAACCAGGTCAGAAAGGCCCGAAGGGGATGGGCTGGAACAAGCCGGGTGGGTACTTCACTGATTCGGCGAAGGCTGCGGCGTTCTGGACAAAGAAGCCTGAGCACAACCTTGGTGTTGTGCTGGGGCCCAGCCGTATCTGTTCCCTGGACGTCGATGACGTGCAGTGGACACGGCATGTTCTCTACGACCTGCTGGAAATAGATCTTGATGCGATGGCGTTGGTGTTTCCGACCGTGGTTGGGAACCCGGCGCGTTTTCGCATTATGTTCCGCGTTCCTGACGGGCTTGAATTAAGCCGTCATGCGCTGGCGTGGCCCAACGAGAAAGATCCTGACGGGTCGATACACAAAGCGCTGATCACCAAGGCAAAAGCAGCGAAGGAAGCAGGTGACGCGGCGGGCGAAGCTGACGCGCGGGCTGAAGCGGATGAATACCAACGCATTACGGTGTTCGAGCTGCGTGGCGGATTGGTGCAGGACGTATTGCCGCCATCGATTCACCCAGGCACTGGCAAGCCCTACACCTGGCGCACGCCCCCAAGCTCTGTTGATGGCTTGCCGGTGCTTTCGCCTGAGTTGCTGAAGATCTGGAACAACTGGGACATCTTCAAGCGCGATGCTGAGGCCGCGTGCCCGTGGGCACCCAAACCGAAGACACCTGCGGCGAAAGTCATCAAACGTCCACCGCCCGCCGCAGGCAAGCCCTCGGTTATCGATGAATTTAATCGCAGTCACGACGTTGAGGAGCTGCTGCGTGCCCACGACTACATCAAGCGTGGCGGTAAGTGGCTGTATCCACACAGCAGCACCGGGCTGCCGGGTGTGACGGTCAGTGACGGCAAGGTCTATTCGCACCACGGCGCTGATCCGCTCGCGAACGGGCATCAGAACGATGCGTTCGAGGTGTTCTGTTTGTTGCAACACGGTGGCGATCAGTCGCGAGCGGTAAAGGATGCGGCACGATTGCTAGGAATGCAGCATTCAGCTCGGCCTGATCCGCGCGATCTTCCCCCGACCCCATCCGATGAGTTGGGCGAGCCGAGCTCGGCGGTGGCGCCAGCCAGCGAGGCCGCTTCGGCTCCTGAGGGGGGCGCGGGGGATGCGCTGACGTTTGAACACATCCTTCGTCGATTTGCGCTGGTGGAGGGTACGACCCATGTTTGGGACTTCGACCAATCGCGAGTGATGAAGAAATCCGCATTCGAGGCCCGGGTCGGTAAGCCCTTGGCCAAACAGTGGCTCGAGGACACCGAGCGCCGCAAACTGATCTCGGACGATCATGTTAGAGACATCGAGCAATCGCGGCGGATGGCGGGCAAGAAAGGCGGCGCCTTCGGTATGCCGCCGACCGAGCGTTACGTCTACATCGATGGCACGAAGGATGTCTGGGACCGGGAAAAGAAACGGCGTGTAGCGGAGGGCGCGGTGAAGATGGCCTTGGGTGACGCTTACGCGTTGTGGCTGAACAGTAGCGAGCGGCGCACGGTGGATGTGGACCATATCGTGTTTGACCCGACCATGACCAAAGATCCGGCGGTCTACATCAATACCTTTGATGGCCTGCCGCTGGAGCCGCTCAGGGACGATGCCGCATGTGCCAACTTACGGTGGCTGATCTCGTTTCTATGTAACCACGATGAAAATGCGGCGCTCTGGTTGACTCGCTGGCTGGCGTTTCCGCTGCAGCACCTGGGCGCGAAGATGGATACCGCTGTGCTGATGCATTCCAGCATGGAGGGCTCGGGTAAGAGTCTGTTTTTCGCCGATACCATGGGCAAGTTATACGGCCAGTACGCCGCGACAGTCGGACAGACCCAGTTGGAAAGCAATTTCAACGCCTGGCAAAGCCGGAAGCTTTGGGCCGTGTTCGAAGAGGTGGTCAGCCGCGATCAGCGCTACAACCAAGTGGGCAAGATCAAGCACCTGGTCACGGGCAAAACGGTGCGGATGGAATCTAAGTTCATCAATGGCTGGGAGGAGTCCAACCATATGAACGCGGTTTTCTTGAGTAACGAGATCATGCCGTGGCCGATCAGTGACAGCGACCGCCGGATGCTGGTGGTCTGGCCCTTGGAGACTTTGCCGGTGGAGCGCCAGAAAGCCATCGGCCAGGAATTGGAGCAGGGCGGTGTCGCAGCTCTTTATGGCTGGCTGTTGTCGGTTGGTTTGGGCGACTTCAATCAGCGAACACGCCCACCATCAACTGACGCCCGTGAACGCCTGGTGGCCTTGAGTCGGGCCGGTTGGCAGACGTTCCTGCATCTGTGGAAATACAGCGAACTGGGGCAGGGACTCTGGGGGCCTTGTCTTTCCACTGACCTTTACTCGTTGTTCCTTGAGTGGTGTCAGCGCAACAAGGAACACGTAATGAGTCAGACTAAGTTCTCGCTGTTCATCAACTCCGAAGTGGAAAAAACGCGCTCGATACCTTGGACCGATGGGAGTAATCGCAAGTTTGGTGCGTTCTTCTTTCCGGTTGATCAGGATGCTTCCCCGCCCCCATCACTGAAGTCGGCTGAGCTGGGTGTAATGGTTGTCGCCTGGCGGGCAAGGGCGAAGCTGGCAGGTTGGAATGTGGACAGCTGGGACCACATTAAGGCGGCTGCCGCATGACTACGCCTAATAGTGTGTTGGGTGTGTTGGGTGTGTGTCGGGTTGGTTTCGGCTACCCAACACAGTTTCGGTCCTTTATTTGCGCGGGTTTCTGGCTGTTGTGCTGGGTGTGTTGGGTTTGGCGTCGCGTGCGCGCATGCGTGACGTTATTTGCACTGAATACAACGGTAAGAATTTTTTCTTATGCGAGGACAGAAAAACCCAACAAACCCAACACACTCAACTCAAAGTTAATAAGAGTATTGATTTTAAAGGGATTTATTTGTGTTGGGTTTGTGTTGGGTAGTGGTTTTTTTGTGTCGGGTTCGGTTTTTCGGGGGGTAGGGCGATGATCGAGGCAATGGAAGTGCTGCTGAAGCACTGGGGTGAGCAACTTCGGCGCAATGGTGAGGTGGGTGGCATGGGTAGCCCAATGGCAACGATCATGGAGTGGGGCGGATGTGCACCGCGCGGCACTCCCGGATCTCGGATCATTATGGGGACTGGTGCGGGGCCTGATGCAGTAGCTCAGGAAGTCGGTGCGGCTCTTTCAGAGATCGCCCGACAAGATGGGCGGGGAGAAAGGCTGCTGCAATTGGCGGTCTTGCGCTATGGCGACGACCCTGCACCGACTTGGATTTCGCAGATGCATGAGCTGGGGTATGTGTCCAAGGCGAAGCAAACCTACTACGACCTTGTGCACAGTCTTCATGTGCGACTCTATGAGGTGTTGGCCGAGCGCAAAGATGCACGCAAATGGCTTACCGCTGGTCGGGGCGCCTTACCTCAAAGTCTCCTCAAAGTTGCGTCAAAGTTGCGTCGAGCTGGTTAACCGAAAATGCCCTCTTTTCGGTTCCGTACTCAGGGGGTAAAAAGTCACCAAGATATGAATTCTGCGCCTCGGCGCTTCCCCTGAGCACGTGCTGTGCACTCCGTCCTGGCAAGCGCCGCGACACTGAAAACCCTGCCCTCCGGCGGGGTTTTCTTTTTGTGTTTGGCGCGCTCTTTCACTTGAGGCACAACATGACAAATGAGCAGCAAGCGCTGGCAGAGATGCCGATCTGGTTAGTGATCGTCCTGGCCTTGGTCGGCGGCGTATCCGGTGAAATGTGGCGAGCAGATAAAGATGGGGCGCGGGGCTGGGCATTGTTGCGACGCCTGGCGCTTCGGTCCGGTGCCTGTATTGTCTGCGGCGTGTCGGCGATGATGCTGATGATCGGCGCGGGCATGACGATCTGGACGGCTGGCAGCTTGGGCTGCCTGACTGCGATGGCCGGCGCCGATGTTGCCATCGGTCTTTACGAGCGGTGGGCTGCCAAGCGACTGGGCGTTTCCGAAGTGCCACCCGCCAGTGGCGAGCAGGGGTGATGCACCGGTTTGGGGCGCCGAAAACTGCCGGGGACCCTGGGGTTATCCCGGGGGTACGGGGTCGGAAACCCGCGGGAAGTTGTTAGCGGCAGGGTTGCCAGCTTACTGAAATTCAATCCATTGAAATCGAAAGGTTCCATTGAAAAAGCCGTTGAAAAGGAGGGCTTATGACAGAACCAATGTACCTGTCAAAGAGCGCCTTCGCGGCTCGGATCGGCAGGGCGCCCAGCTACATCACCTGGTTGAAAAACAACAACCGCTTGGTGCTGAGCGCTGACGGTAAACAGGTCGATGTCACGGCCAGCGAAGCGTTGATTCGCGACACCGCTGACCCGAGCAAGACCGCTGTCGCTGACCGCCACCACCAGGATCGGCTCCAGCGTGACGTTTACAGTCAGCTATCCAGCCAGATCGAGCCGACTTCAACGGCTGCGCCGCCGCTCGCGATCACCCCTGCGGGACAGCTACCCGATTTCCAGAAAGCCCGCGCATTGCGCGAGCACAACCTGGCACAGCTCGCCGAGATCGAGTTGCACAAGGCCAAGGGCTCTCTAGTGGCCATGGCGGCGGTTCGGACCGGCGCCTACAACGCCGGTCGCATGCTGCGCGATCAACTGTTAGGTATGCCGCCGCAACTGGCGCCCGAACTGGCGTCGATGACGGACCCTTGGGAAATCGAAAAGCACCTCACGGCGGCGATCCGCCGCTCGCTGGAAGACGCCGAACGCATGTCTTTAGCAGACCTTGAACACGCACTGACCACGAGTTAAGCCCATGCCCACGGAAATTCCTGACGGTGCAGAGGTGTACCGCGAGGCGTATTTCCGTGGGCTACGGCCCGACCCGGATGTCTGGATCGATCAGTGGGCCGATGAGTACATGCGGATTCCGCGTGATACCGGCGCCGCTGAGCCGGGCCAGTACCGCACCTCGCGTACACCGTATGCTCGCGAGCCGATGCGTTGTTTGTCGCCGGCTCACCCCTGTAAGCGCGTGATCACCATGGTCGCCTCGCAGCTGATGAAAACCCAGATCGGGCTGAACTGGATCGGCGGCCTGATGCACATGGCGCCGTCGAATATCCTGGCGCTGCTGCCAAGCCTGGGTTTGGCCAAACGGGTGTCCTCGCGGATCGGCAAAACGATCAAAGCGACACCGGTGCTGCGCGAACGTGTAGCCGCCAACCGCTCGCGAGATTCGCGCAACACCATGGACACCAAGGAGTTCGAGGGCGGTACGTTGTATGTGACCACCGCCGGCTCGGCCGCCAATTTGTCGGAGCTGTCAGCGCGCTACGTGTACGGCGACGAGATCGACCGCTGGGAGGTGGACATCGGCGAGGAGGGTGACCCTATCGAGCTGGCAGAAACCCGGGGCAGTACCTTTGGCCGCAACGCCAAGTTCTACTTCTCCAGCTCGCCGACGATCAAAGGTGCCTCGCGAATCTCCGACCTGTTCGATGGCAGCGACCAGCGTCACTACTACGTGCCATGCCCGACGTGTGGGCACATGCAAATCCTTGAGTGGGAGCGGCTGCATTACTCGCCGGACTTCAGCGTGGTGCACTACCAGTGCGCCGGGCCTGAGTGTGATGTGCTGATCGAGGAGTACCACAAGGGCGAAATGCTCGCCAACGGCGAGTGGCGTGCCCATGCCGAAGGCGACGGTGAGACCGTTGGCTTCCACCTCAACGCGTTGTATTCGCCGCTTGGTTGGATGGACTGGAAGTCGCTGGCCAAGCAATTCGAAAAGGCTAAGAAGGCCCAGGCCAAAGGCGACCTTGAACCAATGCAGGTGTTCTACAACACCCGCCTCGCGAAAGTCTGGGACGCAGCCCAAGAGCAAACCAAAGCCGATGTGCTGAGACAGCGGGCGCGGCTGGAAGGCTTCACCCTCGGCTCACTGCCGGCGGCGGTGCTGATGATTACCGGCTCCGTCGACGTCCAGGCCAACCGCCTGGAGTTCATGGCGATGGGGTGGGGCGCCGGCATGGAGCGCTGGGTCGTCGACTACCAAGTAGTCTCGGGTGATCCCGCAGACGAACGTACCTGGGCGGCCTTGGACGAATTGCTCAAGGCCAAATATCGCCATCCGTGCGGTGTCGGCCTCGGCATTCTCGCGGTGGCCGTCGACTCCGGTGGTCACCACACCGATGAGGTCTACCAGTTCTGCCGCGTACGCCGCTGGCGGAATGTGTTCGCCATCAAGGGGGCGAGCAAGCCCGGTAAGCCGGTCATTGCTCAACGCCCGTCGATGGTCGACGTGACCTGGAAAGGTCAGACCGAACGCAACGGCGCCGAGCTGTGGTTCGTCGGTACCGACACGGCCAAGGACTGGATCTACAACCGCTACCCGTTCGAATCTGGACCGGGTGCACTGCACTTTGCCAATGACCTGCCGGACGATTTCTTCGACCAGTGCGTCGCGGAGCGCAAGGTTGCGCGCTACATACGCGGACACAAGCGCATTGAGTGGGTCAAGGGTAAGGCCGAGCGTAACGAAGCACTCGACTTGATGGTGTATTGCCTGGCCATGGCGCACTACCTGGGTCTCAACCGTTACAAGGAACACGACTGGGAGCGCGTGCGTCAGTCCCTGGCGCAGTCTGGTCTGTTCGACGACGCATTGGGCATCAAGCCTGTTCAAGGCGAACGTGTCACCGGCCCAGCAACACCGGTTGCTGCACTGCAATCGGCTCCACAACCTACTGCTCCGATCGTGCCATTGCGATCGGCAGCACCGCCACCTCAACGCCGCAGCTCCACCAGCGGTTATCTGAAGAGACGCTGATATGTCCTTTACCCAGAAGCACCTCGACGCGGTTGAGGCGGCCATCGCACGTGGTGAAAAAGTCGTGCGCTACACCGACCGTACCGTGGAATACCGCACCATCGACGAACTGCTCAAGGCGCGCGATCAGATCCGCACTTCGCTGGTCAACTCAGCTGGGCCGCGCTCGCGTGTGGTTCGGTTGACCCACGGAGGCAAAGGAGTCTAATGGCCCGCCACTATCCGACGCTGACCCGTAATGGATTCTTGCTGCCGTCGAACATCAAGGCCAGTTACGAAGGCGCCGGAGAGGGTCGCCGATCCACTGGCTGGGATGCTCCCGACAACGGGGTCAACAGCATCAACACTCCGGCACTGCGTAACTTGCGTTCGCGTTCCCGGGCAGCGGTTCGCAATGACCCGTATGCCTTCAACGTGATCGACAAACGCGTCAGTAATTTGATCGGTACCGGCATCACGCCGAGGCCAAAAACCGACGACGAAGCACTGCGCAAGCTGCTGCAGGAACTCTGGGAAGACTGGGTCGATGAGTCGGACGCCGATGAGCGTACCGACTTCTATGGTCAGCAAGCGCTGGCGGCTCGCACGGTCGAAACCTCGGGCGAGTGTTTCATCCGGTTGCGGCCGCGGGGCCTGGACGAAGGTCTCGCGGTACCGCTACAGCTGCAGATACTGGCGCCGGAGTTCGTGCCGCACGACAAATTCGAAACCACCAAAACCGGCAACATCATCCGCGCAGGGATCGAGTTCACGCCAGATGGCAAGCGGGTGGCGTATTGGATGTACCTGTCGCATCCGCGCGATGCCTCGTCGCTGAACGCAGGTTATAACCAACTGGTGCGAGTACCGGCCGCTCAGGTGCTGCACGTCTTCGAACCGGTCGAGCCAGGCCAGCTGCGAGGCGTGCCACGATTGTCGCCGGTGCTGAAGCGCCTGCGCAGTCTTGATAATTACGACGACGCGGTGCTGTTCCGCCAAGAGGTGGCCAACCTGTTTGCCGGCTTTATTAGTCGACCTGCACCGGACTCAGGCCCCGTGCCAAGGGATCCAGTCACCGGCCAACCGCTGAGTTTGGATCGCGACGGCTTCACCCCGATGGTCGCTCTGGAGCCCGGCACCATGCAGGAGCTGGGGCCAGGTGAAGAGGTCGAGTTCTCCAAACCGCCCGACGCGGGCAACAACTACCCGGACTTCATGCGGCAGCAACTGATGGCCGCAGCGGCGGGGACGGGGACGCCTTACGAGATCCTCACCGGCGACATGCGTGAGGTCAACGACAGGGCTCTGCGTGTGGTGCTCAACGAGTTTCGGCGCCGCCTGGAACAACTGCAGTTCGGTGTCTACGTGCACCAACTTTGCCGCCCGGTGCGGGCGGCCTGGATGGACATGGCCGTCTTGGCTGGTGTCCTGGTGCTGAAGGATTACGCACAGCGTCGACGTGAATACCTGCGCACTCGTTGGGTGCCGCAAGGTTGGGCCTACATCCAGCCTGTGCAGGACGTACAGGCGCGGCGGATGGAAGTGCAAGCGGGCTTTGCCTCGCGTAGCGAGATGGTCCTGCGCACCGGCTACGACGCCGAAACGGTCGACGCGGAAAACGCCGCCGATCTGGCCCGGGCCAAGCGTCTGGGCCTCAACTACACCACTCTCGAAACTTTCGTTCCCGTCGACGACAAGGAGCAACCATGAGCAAGAAAGCGCGACCGCGCATTTACAACCGCGCTGGTCAGCGGGTGCAGGTCAAAGACAAAACCTGGTACGCCGTGCATGCCAGCGGCGAAGCCACCGAGCGGGTGATTGAGGTCTTCGTCTACGGCGAAATCGGTGCCTGGGGTGTGACCGCCAATCAGTTCGTGCAGGATCTGCGCGCCATGGACGACGGCGTCTCGGAAGTAGTCGCAGCGTTTAACAGCGTCGGCGGTGATCTGTTCGACGGCTTGGCTATGCACAACGCTTTGAGGCGCTTGGGCGCGCGGTGTACCGGGCGGATTGATGCCTTGGCCGCCAGTGCGGCCAGCGTGGCGGTGTGCGGCGCACACAAAGTCGTCATCGCCGAAAGCGCGATATTGATGATCCATAACCCCTGGACCTACGCGGCCGGCGATGCCGAAGACTTCCGCAAGGTGGCCGACGTCCTCGACCAGACGATGGAAGCCATCATCGCGGCCTATAAAGCGAAGGCGCCGAACATTGATGAGGTTGAATTACGGCGGCTGGTCGCTGCTGAAACCTGGCTCACTGCGAATGAGGCCCTGGACCTGGGCCTTGCCGATGAAATCGGCGATGGGATCAAGGTTAAGGCCTGTCTCGGTCAGGGTGGCGTGTTGCAACGTTACCAGCATGCACCGGCTGAGCTGCTGGCCCAGCTCGACGAGCCACCCGAAGCGGACCCGGAACCGGAGGTTGAGAAACCACCGCTGGAACCGCCGGTGGTCGACTCGACCAAGTTGGCTCTGATGATCACTCAGCGTTGCACCGAGGCGGGGATCAGCAACCTGGTCGAACCGCTGCTCAGTTCGACGAAGCTCGAAAGCGAAGAGATCGTCCTGGCCGGCCTGGCCCGTGCCAAGACGGTGAACGATCTTTGCGTGGCGGCCCGTTTGCCGGAGTTCAGTGCCGAGTACGTCGCGGCTGGATTGGACGCAGCGGCAGTGCGGGCGCGTCTGTTCGACAAGATTGTCACCAGCGGCAAAGGCTTCGAAATCGACAACAGCTTGCCGCTGGACAACGACCCGGCGCCGAAGGTGCTGGCCAAACAAACTGATCCCACCTCGATCTGGGCCGCTCGACAAGCGGCTCACTCTGGCACTGCGCACGGCGCGAAAGGAACAAGACCATGACCATCAAAAAAGAACCGATCCACGCCGGGGAATTTCTACTGTCCGAAGGGGCAGGGAACATTTCTCGTGAGTCCATCAACGTCGCAGCCGGGCCGGCACTATACCCGGGCCAGCTCCTCGGCCTGATCACGGCCACCAGCGAATTCGCACCGTACGCTCCGGCTGCCGAAGATGGCAGCGAGACGGCGGTGGCGATTCTCTTCGGTCCGCTGGGTGAGTCGGATGTGGTGCGCCGTGGTCGCGCCGTCGTGCGGCTGGCTGAAGTCAGCGAAGCGCACCTGACCGGACTCGACGCCGACGCCGAAAAAGACTTGGCCGCCCATTTCCTGATTGTCCGATAAGCCGATCAGCCAACTTTATGCACCCCGCCTTGAGCGGGGTTTTTCATTTCTGGAGAGTACCCATGGCCGAGATCGCCATTTTTGACGACGAAGCGTTCACCGTTACCGCGCTCACCGCTGCACTCAATGAGCAACCGTACCTGCCGGGCCGCATCAGTGCGCTGGGTCTGTTTCGCGAGGAAGGGGTCACGACCCTGACCGTGCAGATTGAAAAGGACGGCGACACCCTGGCGCTGGTCCCTGCAGGTGAGCGAGGGAGTTCTGGCCTGGTGGTAGCGGCCAGCAAGCGCAACCTGATCCCGTTCAACACCGTGCACCTGCCGGAGCGTTTCACCATCAAGGCCGACGAGATCCAGGGCATTCGCGCCTTCGGAACTCGCACCGAGTTGCAGGCGGTGCAAGACGTGGTCAATGCCCGCCTGGCCAAAGCGCGTCGTCAGCTGGACGCGACGCACGAGTTCCAGCGCATGGGTGCCCTCAACGGCCTGATCCTCGATGCCGATGGCTCGACCGTGTTGCTGGACCTTTATGATCGCTTCGGCGTGCAGCGTCAGAAGCTGTCCATGGGCTTGGCGGACCCAAGCACCGAGCTGCGGGTTCAGTGCGGCGAAGCACTGGATATGCAGGAGGACGCGCTGGGCAGCGTGACCAGTACCGGCTCTCGCGCCTTCTGCGGTAAGAACTTCTGGAACAAGTTAATCGTTCACAAGGCGGTCAAGGAAACCTACCTCAACAGCCAGCAAGCAGCGGCGTTGCGCGGTGATGCACGAGAAAGCTTCGAGTTCGGCGGCATTGTCTGGGAGCGCTACCGGGGCAAAGTCGCCGGGGTGTCTTTCGTCCACGACGACAAGGCGTTGCTGGTCCCTGAGGGGGTGCCGGATCTGTACATCTCGGTGTTCGCTCCGGCCGATTACATGGAGACGGTCAACACCCAGGGCATTCCGTACTACAGCATGATCGAGCCACTGCCGTTCAACAAAGGTATGGCCGGTGAAGCCCAGTCCAACCCGTTGCACCTATGCACTCGACCGCGTGCACAGATCCTCCTGGAGCTCTGATCGTGGGCTTTCGCGATCTGATCGCCGAGGTTGACGCGGTGGTGTTCGAAACGCTGGGCGATTCCGCACGGATTGAGGGCCGTGATGAGCCAGTCCTCGGCATGTTCGCAGCACCTTGGTTGCAGCCGAAGTTCGGCAAGCTCAACACCGGATTGCGTGAGCCTCGGTTCGAGATTCGCGTCAGCGATTCGCATGGGCTGGAGCAGGGCCTGTTGGTCACCATCGATCTGCCGGCATTGGACGGCGGTGGCGAGTACGACCTGCTGCAACTGGAACCGAGTGGCGACGGTCTGGTCGCCTTGATCCTGAGGATGCGCGCATGAGTGTCGGTAGCTACTTCAAGCCATCGGCTGGTGGCGGGATGCTCTCCATCCAGTCCTCGGCCGCCGATCTACAGGCGTTTCAGGAGTTTGCCAAGGTCGTTCCCAAAGCAGCTGCCGCGGCTCAACGTCGAGCGATCAATAAAACGTTGGGTTGGCTGCGCACCCACATTGCGCGGGCCGTCAGCCGGCAAGAACGCATTGCCGTTGCGGCGGTTCGTCAGCGCTTGCGCAGCTACCCGGTCTCCGGCGGGGCCACCAGCGGCAAGTTGTGGTTCGGTCTCAACGCGATTGAGTCCAGCCGGATCGGTCGAGCGCGACAGTCTGGCAGCGGTGTGTCGGTCGCGGGGCGGCGTTACCAGGGCGCCTTTCTGAAAAAGGTTTACGGCAACAAGCCCGATATCTGGATTCGTACGGCGAGCAAGCATTTCAACGCGGACGATTATCCCGATAGCACGGTGTCGTCGGGTGGCGGCGTCAGTTCGGGATGGGTCGCAGAAAACGGCGATCGCTTTCCGCTGGCCAAGGCCAAGGTCTCGCTGGAGCAGGCGCGTCCGCACTTCGACACTTGGGTCAAACGCGCTGATGCGCGTTTGCTGGAAATCCTGCAGCAGGAGTTCAACTTTGAGCTGCAGAAGTATTTGAAGGGGACGGCCAATGTCTGACGAGCCTTTTAGTCTTGATCAGCTCTACCAGGCGATTGAACAGCACCTGCTGAGCAGCCTATCGGGGATAAAAGCGGTGACGGCCTGGCCGAACATCAAGGATCGGATTGCACTGCCGGTGGTGTTCATTGAAATGGCCGAGTTGGAGCCTGGTAAAGACATTGGCACCGGGGAGACCACCCTGATTTGCAAGTTCGAGGCGCGGATCATCGTCGACCCAATCAAGCCTTACCATCATCAGCAGGCCGCGCACCTGGCGGCGCAATTAGCCGTGTTGCTGCGCATGCAAACCTGGGGCATTGCGGTCGAGCCTGCTGAGTTTGTCCAGGCCATGCAGGATTGGACCAAGCCGGAGCTGGATGGTTACGTGGTCTGGTTGGTGGAATGGACGCACCAAATTTACCTGGGCGTTGAGGAATGGCCATGGCCGGACGAACCGCCGGGCTCGCTGGTGCTTGATATTGAACCGGGGGATGGGCCTGTTTCGCCGGAGGATCTGCCGTGAGCTACGCCACTGCAGAGCATGACCGCATGATCGCAGCCATGTTGATGCCGTGCGTGGTGGTCGGTGTGGATCTGGCGGCGGGCAAGGTGCGGGTGAGCAATGGCGAATGGACCAGCGCCTGGGTGCGCTGGCACAGCTTGGCGGCCGGTAAGGCCAGGCACTGGCGAGCGCCGAGCTTGGCCGAGCAGGGGGTGTTGTTCAATCCCAGCGGCCAAGCGGGCATCGGCACCTTTGTCCCGGGGCTGTACGGTGACGCCGGCGGCCCGCCGGATAACCGCGATCATGTGGAGGTCTGGCGCTTCGACGATGGCGGCTCGCTGGTCTACGACTGGCAGGCCAAGAGCTACACGATCACCCTGCCCACCGGTACGGTGACGATCAAGGTCGGCAGTGCTGAGGTGGTCGTTACGGATAGCGCCGTGACGGCCAAGGTCGGCGGCACTGAGGTGGCGCTGACGCCGGGTTCGGCAACGGTCAAAGCAGCGGCCATCAAACTGGTCGGAGCGGTGGCCATCGACGGAGCGTTACACGTAACGCAGAACATCACCAGTAACGCTTCGATCATCGACGCCACGGGTAACAGCAACCATCACTCGCACTAATCACTAACCCATCCAAGCCCGCCCAATGCGGGCTTTTTCATGCCTGGAGAAATCATGGCGAAGACAAACGATGTTCTCAGTATTGAGCAGCCGCAGCCGCAGCCGCAGCCGCAACGGGCGGCGGATCTGACGATGAAATTTCGCGACCGGGTGTACACGTCGCGCACCTTGGTCCTTCCCGAATCGGGACGGACGTTGCCGGTAGCCAGAGGCTGCGTCGAAGTATCTGTTTCAGACGAGCAGGCAGTTAGTTACCTGAAGGCCCATCAAGAGTTCGAACCGCTGGAGTGAGTTAGATGATCGGAATGGACCGCCACACCGGCCAACCCATCTCCGGCATCGAGCATCTGCGGCAGTCTATCGCGGACATCTTGGGCACACGCCTGGGCAGTCGCCGGCAGCGGCCGGAGTACGGCAGCAAAATCCCCTTGTACGTCGACATGCCGATTAACGAAGGCTGGAAAAGTTCGGTGCAAGCCGAGGCGGTCCGCGCGATCGGGCGGTGGGAACCGCGCGTCAAGCTGGAGCGCGTCCGCGCGCTCTCGGTGCTGGGCGGGCAAATCAATCTGAGCATTGCCGGCGAGTACCTCGGCGACCGTTTTCTGTTTGAGGTGAGCGTATGAGCATCGTGGATCTGTCGGCGTTGCCGGCGCCGGACGTGCTGGAACCGTTGGACTTCGAAGTCACCTATGACGAAGCCTTGGGCACGTTTCGCGGCTACATGGGCGACAACTGGAGCGCGCCAATTGAGAGCGAGCCGGTGGTTAAGGTGCTGGAGGTGGGGGCCTATCAGAAGGTCGGTAACCGTGCCCGGGTCAATGACGCGGCCAAGGCGCTGTTACTGGCTCACGCGATCGGCCCGGACCTCGATCAGTTGGGTGCGAACTACAACCTGAAGCGCCTGGTGATCCAGGCGGCGGACCTGGCGGCGGTGCCGCCGGTGCCCGAGGTCAAGGAGCTGGACGACCCGTTTCGCGAGCGCATCCAGTTGGCGTTTGAGGGGCTGACCACGGCCGGGCCACGTGCCAGCTACATTCTGCACGCCCGTAACGCTTCGGGGTTGGTGATGGATGCCTCGGCGGAAAGCCCGGCGCCATGCTGCGTTACGGTAACGGTGCTGAGTTCCGAGGGGCGCGGTGAGGCCAGTCCCGCGCTGCTGGCTGCCGTCAAGGCGGGCCTGAATGATGAAGACGTGCGCCCGCTGGGCGATCGGGTGACGGTGCAGGGCGCGCAGATTATCGACTATCGCATTAACGCCATTTTGCACATGAACGGCGCCGGGCCTGAGGGGGACGCCAGTTTGGCCGAAGCCACCAACCGCTTGGCGAAGTGGATCAATCCGCGCAAGCGCTTGGGCGTCGAAGTCGCACGCTCGGCGGTGGATGCGCAATTGCACGTCGCCGGTGTGTCCCGGGTTGAGCTGATCGGCTGGGTGGACTTGGCGCCGAGCAAGGCTCAGGCGGCATGGTGTACCGGCTATGAGGTGAAGCTGGCGGGGGCGACATGAAAAGCCTGCTGCCGAGCAATAGCACGCAACTGGAGCGCGCTCTGGAGGCGGCTTTCTACGAGCGAACCATTGTCCCGCTGCGCACCCTGTACAACCCCGACACCTGTCCGGTCCATCTGCTGCCGCATTTGGCGTGGGCGTGGTCGGTCGATCGCTGGGACTATCGATGGTCGGAGGCGACCAAGCGCGCGGCGATCAAGGCGTCGTATTACATCCATGCCCGCAAGGGCACCATCGGTGCGTTGCGCCGGGTGGTCGAGCCCCTGGGCTATCTGGTCGAAATCATCGAGTGGTTCAACACCGTCCCCGAAGGGCCGCCGGGCACCTTTGCGCTGAAGGTCGGTGTGCTGGACACCGGGATCACCGAGGACATGTATCAGGAGCTGGAGCGCCTGATTGACGACGCCAAGCCCGTGACCCGGCATTTGACCGGTCTCGATATCACGCTAGAAACCCGATTGAACGCCTATGTCGGCTTCGCTGTGTATGACGGCGACGAGATCGATGTTTACCCCTGGAACAATCCCGATTTGGATGTGGTGATTCAGGGCTGCCACGGCGTTAGCGAATACAACCTCGACGAATTGGATGTGTACCCCCATGGTTGATAAAAACTCTATTTTCGGCGGCATGCTCACGACTCAGGGGGCCGCCAAAAAAACCAACTGCGACGCGCTGGGTATCCCGTGGGAGCCGCGTTACATGTTGATCGGTGATGCGAACGGCACCGATCCGGTGCCAAATCCATCGCAAACCAAGCTGGTCAATCAGGTCTATCGCGCGCAGCTCAATCAGCTGCGCGTCTCTCCCACCGACGACAATGTGTTGATTGCTGAACTCGTGTTGCCGCCGGACGTGGGCGGCTGGTGGATTCGTGAGCTGGCGCTGGAGGACAAAGACGGTGTGTTTTCGGCGGTGGCCAACGCCGCGCCGAGTTATAAGCCTTTGCTCGCGCAAGGGTCAGGGCGCAACCAAGTGGTGCGCATGCACATCATCACCAGCGGCACCGCGAACATTCAGTTGAAAATCGATCCCTCGGTGGTGTTGGCGACACGTGAGTACGTCGATCAAAAGGTGTTGGAGGAGCTAGGCAAGCAGGACTTTAAGCACTCGGTGCGGGTGGCGACCACCGCCCCTGTGGTGCTAAGCGGCCTTCAGACCATTGATGGGGTGGCCTTGAGCGCTGAGGTGCGGGTGTTGGTGAAGAATCAGCCCGCGCCGAAGGACAACGGCCTGTACAGCGTGTCGGCGGCGGGTGTGTGGACGCGTAGCGCGGATGCCGACAGCAGTCTGGAAGTGACGCCCGGGCTGTTTGTGCATGTCGAGCGCGGCACCACCAACGGCGACAGCATTTGGCAGCTGGTGACGGATGCGCCGATTGTCCTGGGCGTGACGGATCTGCTGTTTGAAATGGCGGCCGGGCGCACCGGTGTCAATGCCGGCACATACCGCAGTGTGACCGTGGACAAATACGGTCGGGTGGTAGGCGGGAGCAACCCGACCACGCTGGCCGGCTATGGGATCACCGACGCCTTCACCAAGACCGAAACAATCGACTTGATTAACGGCACGAGCCAAGTCCCTTTGGTGGAGGTCAGTACCTCAAGGCCCTTGGTGGCGAACGAGTTGGGGCTTGTCCTGATTGATGCGAGCGCGGCGGCGTTGACGGTTGAACTGCCCGATGCCAACGCAGCGCTGGGTGTTCGTGGTGTGGTGGTGCGACGGGTCGATAACAACATCAACCGATTGGTGATCAAGGCGGCCGGTAGCAACAAAATCAAGTTTCATACCCATCTGAATGCGGCCGGCTATCCGTTTTTTTACCTGATGGGGGCCGGGGATTATTGGCATTTGCGCAGTGATGGCAAGGGCAACTGGATACCGATTGCGCGCTTAGACGGTACGGCACTCGGGCGGCCTGTGCTTGAAACGACGACCGTATTGAATCCGGGTGGTCACGTCCCGTTGGGCAATGCCGTCTTTATTCGTGCCGATTGGCCATGGTTGTGGGACCACGCTCAGCAGTCGGGAATGCTGACTACGGAAGCCGCTCGTGGGGGTATGGAGGGCGGCTGGACCTCGGGCGATGGCGCGACCACGTTCCGTAGTCCAGATCCGCGCGGTAAATTTGTCCGGCACCTTGACGAGGCTGCCGGGATCGATCCAGGCCGTATTGGGGGCAGCTATCGGCTCGATGATTTCAAGAGTCACGCCCACTATGCACCTTCCGCAGGCTACGGCACGCAGGCGATGGGCGGCGGGAGCATCACCTATGCCACCCCGACTGGTGGCAGCACTGGCGCCGCTGGCGGTGCTGAGACGGTCCCGAAACACATCGCCTGGCCGGGCCGAATTAAAGTGATCTGAGGTGCTAATGAATATCTATGTGTTCGACCCGCTCGGCATCCTGACCGGGCCGTTTGAGTTGTCAGAGTTTCCGGGGGTTCCGGGGTTTGGCCAATATCTGCCGGGCAATACCATCGAGCTGGAAAATCCTTTGGCCCAACCCGAGGCTGGCCACGTATGGGCGCTGGTCGAGGGGGAGCCGCAACAATTGGCCGACTATCGCGGCATGGTTTACCACACGGATAGCGGTGCCGCTCAGGAGCATGTCGAGCTTGGCGATCTGCCTGAGGGACTGACCGCCAAACGCTGGCCGGGTCAGTTCTATGTGTGGGCTGGTGGCGATTGGGTTCTGGATGCGGTGGCGCAGATTGCAGCGGCGCAAGCGGGTGAACGAGCGTGGCGCAATGCGCAAATTGCGAGCACCGATTATCTGGTCATGCCGGATTACCCGCTAAGCGCCGATCAGCGCGCGGAGCTGTATGCCTATCGACAGGCTCTGCGCAACTGGCCGGAAGCCGGGCAGTTCCCGGATCAAAAAGACCGGCCGGTGGCGCCGAGCTGGATCGCCGACCAACCCAAATAAACGCCCCGCACTGACGGGGCGTTTTCTTTTCCGTTACGCGTAACACAAACAACCCTGACAGCCTCGCTTATGCGGGGCTTTTTCATTTCTGGAGATTGAGCCTTATGAGTTTCTTTCACGGCGTCACCACCTCGTTGATCGACACCGGCGCACGGACAATTTCGCTGCCGTCGTCGTCGATCATCGGCCTGTGCGACACCTTCACCCCGGGCCTGCTCGGCGGCGGTACGGCCAAGGCTGGCGAGCTGGTGTTGCTCACGTCCGAGCGCGAAGCCATTGCCGCGTTCGGCCCTGACTCGGCGATCACCAAGGCCGCCCAGGCGATCTACGTGCGCGCCAAAGCGGTGATCGTCGCGATCGGCGTGCCCAAGCTGGAAGACGCGGCGCTGCAAACGTCCGCCATTATTGGTGGGGTGCTGGCTGGTGGTCAGCGTACCGGCCTGCAAGCGCTGCTGGACGGCAAGAGCAAGCACAACGCCCAGCCCAAGCTGTTGATCGCCCCAGGGCATTCGTCGAACCAGGCCGTGGCCACTGCCATGGATGCCCTGGCCGCCAAGTTGCGCGCGATGGCCATCCTCGACGGCCCGAACACCACCGATGAAGCGGCCCTGGCCTACGCCCTGGAGTTCGGCAGCAAGCGTCTGTACATGGTCGATCCCGGCGTCAAGTACTGGGACTCGGTATTGAGCGCAACCATCGACGCGCCGGGTTCGGCCTGGGTGGCGGGCCTGTTTGCCTGGACCGACGCCACGTACGGCTACTGGGCATCGCCGTCGAACAAAGAGTTTGTCGGCATCACCGGCACCACGCGCCCGATCGAGTACCTGGACGGCGACGAAACTTGCCGGGCCAACCTGCTGAATAACGCAAATATCGCGACGATCATTCGTGACGGCGGTTATCGCCTGTGGGGTAACCGCACACTGTCCAGCGATCCGAAATGGGCGTTCGTAACCCGGGTACGGACCTGCGACATCCTGATGGATGCGATTCAGGCGGGGCACAAGTGGGCGGTCGACCGCTCGATCACCAAGACCTATGTGCAGGACGTGACGACTGGGCTTCAGGCGTTTATGGCGGACCAGAAGAACGCTGGCGCGGTGATCAACTTCGAAGTCTACGCCGACACGGAACGGAACACGGCCGCCCAAATCGAGCAGGGCAAAGTGTTCTGGCGTATCCGCTTCACCGACGTGCCGCCGGCCGAAAACCCGAATTTCCTCATTGAAGTCACCAACGAATGGTTGACCGAAGTTCTTGAAACCGCCTAAGGGGGCCGCTCAATGATTCCTCAAGTTCTCTCCAACATGAACGCGTTTGTCGACGGTGTGAGTTTCGCCGGCGACGTGCCCACCCTGTCGCTGCCCAAGCTGACGCAAAAGACCGACGACTATCAGGGCGGCGGCATGTCCGCCCCGATCGAAATGGGCATGGGCCTGGAAAAGCTGGAAGCGGCGTTTACCACCAACGGCGTGCGCCGTGAGTCGCTGAAGTACTTCGGTCTGGCTGATCAGACCGCTTGCACCATCGTGTTTCGGGGCGCCTTCAAGGGCCTGAAAGGCGCGATCACGCCGGTGGTGGTCACCCTGCGCGGCGGCATCAAAGAGGTCGACATGGGTGACTGGAAGCCGGGCGACAAGGCGGAAATCAAGCACGCGATCAAGGGCATTTATTACAAGCTCGAAATCGACGGTCGTGTCATGTACGAAATCGACCCGCTCAACATGATTCAGGTGGTCGACGGTGTCGATCAACTGGCTGCAGAACGCGCCGCCGTCGGCCTCTAAGGATAAAAGAACATGAATCAAGTAAACCAAGACACCACCGTATCGACCTTGCCGAAGTGGCTGAAGTTGACCGATGAGGGCGTGACCGTAACGCTCAAATACAAAACCGTGATCAGTGGTGTCATGACCGATGCGCTGACCATGCGTGCGCCCAGCGTGATGGATTGGCGCGCCTCCAAGGTGGCCGGCAATGGCGACTTTGAAAAACAGGAGCTGTCGTTGTTTGGCAGCTTGGTGGGGCTCACCGAGGCGGAGCTTTTGACCTTGAAATACAAGGATTACCAGCGCCTTTCAGCGGGCTATTTTCGCCTGGTCGACGAAGACGACGTTTAACGCCGTCACGCTCAGGGAGACGGCTCAACGCTTGGCCAAAGAGACAGGTTTCTCGGCGGCCGAGATTGAGGCGCTGCCCTTTGATCAGATGCTGTGGTGGCTCACGGAATGAGCCGCCTTTGAACTCCCCCGACGTATAGGGCATGCACATGGCGAACAAACTCGCGCTCGGCCTGGTCATTGGCGGGGCGGTCAGCTCCACGGTGGGCTCGGCGTTCAAGGATGTCACCAGTCGCATCAAGCGGCTGGAGGCGGAAGGCAAAAAAGCCCGGGTGCTGGAAAAGACCATTGGCGACACCATGCGGTTGCGCGATGAGTGGCGCAAGGCGCACATGGCGGGCGAGAAGGGTGCCGGCGCGCTGCTGAAACAGCTTGAAGCCAATATCGGCAGCCTGAAGAAAGAAGGCGTTGAAGTTCGTAATTTGACCAAGGCCTATGCCGTCATGGGGCAGGCGGCGGCCAAGGCCGAGATGAAAGCCAAGGGGCACCAGCAGCTCGACGAGGGCAAGCAGAAACTCAAAAGCACTATCGGCCAAGCGGCGGCGGCCACGGCGGCGATGGCGATTCCGACGAAGGTCAGCGCGGACTATGGCGCGATCATTCGGGACATTGCGATCAAAGCGAACATTGCCAACAAGCCCGAGGAAGCGACCTTATCCAAGACGGTGATCGACACGTCGCGTGTCACCGGCATGGCACGCAATCAGGTGGCCGAGGTGGTCAACGCCCTGGTGGGGGCGGGCATGGAGCTGGACAAGGCCCTGCAATACGCCCCGACGGCCGCCAAGTTCGTCGTCGGGCAGGGCTCGGACGGCAACGAAACTGCAAAGATGATCAACGCCCTGGGTCAGAACGCCAAAATCACCGATCCGGCGATCATGCAAAAGGCTCTGGAAGCGATCGCGTACCAGGGGCAGGCAGGCAGTTTTGAAGCGGCCGACATGGCCCGTTGGTTTCCCGAGTTATTGGCGAACATGGGCGCTCTGAAAATCACCGGTATGGACGCAGTGACGCAACTGGGTTCGATGCTTCAGGTGCAGATGAAGACCGCTGGCGGCGCAGATGAAGCAGCCAATAATCTGAAAAACTGGATGGGCAAGATCGGTTCCGGCGACACGGTCGAAGCCTACAAAAAGGCCGGGATCGACTATCAGGGCTCGATGAACACCGGCATGCAGAATGGCAAATCCACCTTGGAATCCAGCTTCGAGCTGGCGCAAAAATACATTGCGGCGACCGATCCGAAAAAGGCCGCCGCGATGGCCGAGGCCACGGCCAGGATCAGCCAGGAGGCGGACCCGGAAAAGGCTAAGGCCATGATCACGGCGTTAGAGGAAGCCTTACGCACCGGCGACTTGTTTGCCGACATGCAGGTCAAGGCGGCATTGACTGCTTACATGCAGAACAAGGACTTGTACAACCAGCTCAAAAAGGATTCGGGCAGCGCTACGGGGATCTTGGACAAGAACCTTGAGGAGCGTCGCCAGTCGTCGTCGCAGAAGTGGGCTGAAATGGCGCAGGGCATGGATGACGCCATGCGCGCGATCGGGGACGCGTTCCGCCCGGTTACGGACAAGGTGGCCGAAGGGCTGACCTACGTCGCGAAAGAGCTGAGTAAGTTAGCCGACGAATCACCCAAAGTGGTGACGGGGATCGGCGCGGCCGTGGCGGCGGTGATCGCCTTTCAGGGCGCCATGAGTACCTTCAAGATCGCCAAGGGCTTGCTGAACATCGGGCGCGGCTCGCTGATGGGTAATCCGAACATCCCGCAGAAGGTGATCGTGACCAACATGGGGGCCATGGGCGGCGGTGGCGGTCTGGATGCCGGCGACCTCGATGGCGATGGGAAGAGGGGCAAGAAGGGCGGTAAGGGTGGTCGTGGTCGTGGCGGTGGCGGTGGCGGTGGCGGCGGTGGTGTCGGGAATGTAGTGAAAGGGGCGACGGTGTTCGCGGTGGTGGAGGCCGGTATCAAGGCCGTCGACACCTATCAGAACGCCGAGACGCAGGACGAGAAAGCCGAAGGTTACGGCGCGGCAGCGGGTGGGCTGGCGGGCACGCTGGCCGGGGCCGCTGCTGGGGCGGCGATTGGTTCCGCGGTGCCGGTGATTGGCACCATTGTCGGCGGCTTGATCGGCGGTTATCTCGGCAGTCGCGGCGGTGACGCCTTGGGTGGCTACCTCGGTAAGTCGGCATTTGGTACGCCTGACGCGCTGAAGCGGCTGCCGGACGCCGGGCCGTTGATGATGGCGAATGCCGGAAAGGACATCCCGCCGGTGCTGGGCGGAATTTCCCGGTCATTTGCACCCTCGACCACCGGGCCGTTGATGCTGACCCATCCCGGCCAAGGCGCTGGGCCCGGGGCGAGCGTCGCGGCTACGGCGGCAGCGGCGGCGCCCGTCATGCCGGCGCCATCGGTGTCGTATGACCCGCGCGACCTGGAGTCGAAAGACGCCATGTTGCTGCCGCACTTTGCCAACAAGGTGCGCTTTCCGGGTTCTGAGCTGCGTCGACCCAAGGTCATTAAGTCGGGTTTGGAAGACCCCGCCCCGCAACCGGGTGACGCCGCGAAAGCCATGATGTTGCCCCCGGCCAGTGCGGACTCGGCGGCGGGGGCGTTGGTGAAGCCGATGGCGGCGAAAGCGGAGGCGCCCAAAATCGAATCGAAGGTGGACATTCAGGCGCCGTTTACGCTGACGGTCAACGGTGACGTGAAGGACGCGGCGCAACTCTATGGCCAGCTCAAGCCGTTGCTCGATCAGCACTATCGCGACATGGCCAAGCAGGTGGGGAGCGCTCAGCTGTTTGACGCTCCGCACGTTTAATCAGGGGGACATATGACTGATCAAAACAAGACTGCATTGCAGCAGTTACAGTCGGGCTTGAAGTACCTGGCCACGGCTGGGGAAACCGGCCGGCGCAGCCTGGACGGCATGCTGGGGCCGGTGAGTGGTGCGATCGGCGAAATCACCGGCGCGGCGGCCGAGCTGGAGGGCTTGCCCTTCGTCGATCCTGCGATCGGTGCCAAGCTTCAGCGCGTCATGCGTGGGGTGAATGCGGCTCAGGCCAAGGTCGGTCAGGTGGTGGCCACCTACAACAAGGCCAGTCTGGCGTTGTCGGGGATGGATGAGCGCATGGGCACCCTCAAAGAACAGGCTAGCAAGGCGGCGACGGCAATCAACAAAATTGCCGGCAAGGTCAGTCCGTCGTTGGCCACCATCGTGCCCACGGGGGCGTTTGCCACGGATCAGACGCCGGCGCCGGAAGCGGTGAAGCCGTTCCCGCACCTGCTGATCATCCAGCCCCAAGACCCCAAGGCGCAGCCGTATTTCTTCAACCTCGACACGGCCGCGTTTGATGAGCTGCGTCGCTCGACCGAATTCCGCTGGGCCTCTCAGGAACGCCTATCACGGCGGCCGGCGCAGCAGGGCGTCGGCATGGGAGACGAAAAGATCACACTCAGGGGCGCGATTTTCCCCGGCTTCAAGGGTGGCCTGAAGCAGCTCGATACGCTGCGCACGCTGGGCGCCCAGCTCAAGCCGCTGACCCTGACCACGGGTTATGGCGACGTGCTGGGCACCTGGTGCCTGAAAAGCATCGAGGAAGAACAAAGCTCGCTGATGCAAGGCGGGATCCCGCGTAAACAAGGGTTCACTCTGGAGTTTGTGCGCTATGGCGACGACATGCAGAACGTCTGACGGGGATCTGCTGGACACCATCTGTCATAACTTCTATGGCCACCTCAACGGCAGCGTGGAGGCGGTGCTGGATGCCAATCAGGGGCTGGCCGAAGAGGCGCAGCCCTATCGCGACGGTGTGGTGATCGTGCTGCCGGATCTGGCGCCGCCGGCTCAGGAGCAGGTGACCTTGTGGGACTGATGCCGTCCGGAGTATTCGCCGGCGAATGATCGCGTTACGCGTAACGAACCGTGACTACCTTGAGCCCGCCTTGTGCGGGTTTTCTTTTGGAAGCAATCCATGACCCCTATGTTTCGTATCGTGGCCAATGGCGCCGATATAACCGGCCTGATCAACGATCGGCTGATACAGCTCAGCACCACCGACAAGCCGGGCATGGATTCGGACACGTTCGAATTGCGCATTGATGACCGTGATGGGCTGGTGACGTTGCCCCGGCGCGGGATCGGCATTGAGATCTATCTGGGCTATGTCGAGACGGGACTGGCTCGCCTGGGCCGCTACGTGGTCGATGCGGTCACGGTGTCCGGTCCGCCGGATACGATCGTGATCAAGGGCAAGGCCAGCGACATGCGCGGCAGTGGCAAGACCGTGCGCAGCGGGAGCTGGGAGGACGTGCCGCTGTCGAAAATTGTCGGTGATATCGCCGCGCGCAACGGGTGGCAGGCGGTGTGCCCGGTGTCGACGAAGGTCGCCCGGGCGGACCAGCTCAGCGAATCGGATTTTAATTTCATCACGCGCCTGGCTAAACAGTACGACTGCACCGCCAAGGTCGCCGATGGCAAATTGTTGGTGATGCCGCGTCAGGGTGGGCAGACCGCCAGCGGCAAGGCCTTCGGTGCGATCACCCTGACGCGCCGCGACGTGAGCCGCTGGCAATTCAACCTTGAAGATCGCAACACGCACAAGTCGGTGGGGACCAAGCACCAAGACCCTAAAACCGGGAAGCTGGTGGTCGTGTCCCTGGAGAATGACGACCTGCCGGCCGGCCTGCCTTCGGTGCATACCGATCGGCATATCTACCACAACAAGACCGCCGCCGAGGCTGCTGCCAAGGCGCGCTTGGCCGCGTTTAACCGCTCGAGCGCCGGCGTGCGTTTCGAAATGGCCGGCCGCACGGATCTGTTCGCCGAACGCTCGATCATTGCCCAGGGCTTCAAGGTCGGCCTCGATGGCGAGTACCTGACCGACTCCGTTGAGCAGGTGTATACCCAGGCCGGCTGGTCGACCACGGTGGAGTGCAACGGCGGCAAGGCCGGCAAGGCGAAGGCCAAAGGTAAGAAACCGAAGAAGGTCGCGAAGCCGCTCAAGGTCGTGACCCTGTAAACGCGTAATTGCGCATCCCGGCCGCCGAGTGCGGTTTTTTACGTCTGGAGTTTTTATGTCCATCACGGAACAACAGCTACAACGCATCATGCCCAACGCCCGCCGCCAAGCGGGCGTTTTTGTATCTGCCCTTAACGCGGCCATGGCGGATCGGCAGGTCAACACGCCGAAACGTCAGGCTGCATTCCTGGCCCAGGTCGGACACGAGTCTGGTCAGCTGCAGTACGTGCGTGAGTTGGGTGGCGATCAGTACCTGAGCAAGTACGACACCGGCACTCTGGCCGTAAAACTGGGCAACACCCAAGAGGCGGATGGCGATGGCCAGCGTTATCGCGGTCGCGGCCTGATCCAGATTACCGGTCATAGCAACTACCTGCGCTGCAGCCTGGCGTTGTTCGGCGATGAGCGATTGCTGCGTACTCCTGAGCTGCTCGAGCTGCCGCAATGGGCTGCGGAGTCGGCTGCGTGGTTCTGGTGGGTGCGCGAACTGAACGCCTTGGCAGATCGAGATGAGTTCGAGGCGATCACCCGCAAGATCAACGGTGGACTCAACGGCCTGCAAGATCGGCTGCAGCTGTGGAACCGGGCGAGGGCAGTGCTATGCGTGTCGTCGACCTGATCCCCGCGCCGTACCAGCTGTTAGCCGTTGGCTTTCTGCTGACTGCATTGGTCGGTGGATCTGCCGCGTCGGCCTGGAAGATTCAGGACTGGCGCTACGGCCAGCAACTCGCCGAACAGGCCGGCCTGCACAAGGACGATCTGATCGCCATCAGCAACGCCGCCGCTGAACAATTGCGCACGGCACAGGACCATCGCCTGGCCCTAGAGCAGCGGCTGTCGACCAGTGAACAAACCCACTACAAGGAATTGAGTGATGCTCAAACCAACCAGGCTCGCCTGCGTGATCGGCTTGCCACTTCTGATCTACGGCTGTCAGTCCTACTCGACGTCACCGATGCCGCCAGTGGCGACACAGTGCCAGCCGCCACCCCAACCGGCGGCGTGGTTCATGGAGGAACACGAGCCCAACTTGACCCAGCGCATGCTCAACGAATTATCGGCATCACCGATGCCGGCGACCAAGGACTGATCGCACTGGCGGCCTGCCAGGCTTATGTCAAAACGTTAACTGAACGAAGTTTTGAGTAGCGGTTATCGTTTTAAACTACGATCAAATTTCAATGGATTATTGCTGTTTGTGAAGTTTGCATGTTTTGCTAATAGGTCGTGGAATATTGCGAGGCCGGAAGAAACTATCAGAACGCACAAAGTGCTTCCAATCAATCCTATATAGTCTCCGGGGGTAAGCGTTATTATATCGGTGGTTAATGCAATAATTAATATCCCTATCATCGTACCGAGGCCAGTTCTAATGATGGATAAAAAGCTTGTTCCTATTTCTGTTGTGATCTTGTGAAAATAGACGAGCTTTGCCTGTACGTCCTCAGATTTAAACTGGATGGCCCATCTTAAAAAAGTGGCCAGCAGGTAAGGAATGATTAGGCATCCGGCATAATCTATTAATGATCCTGACGCAAGCAATGCAGCGACAATGTCGTCAAGTGTTTGTGCGTTAGTCGCGTAAATGGCTACGGGAAGTGAGCCAAGCAATATCGATATTATTATTTCGTAAGAAATTTGTTTTACGAGTTGCTTGAATTCTGCTTTGAAGTTGCTTTTCCCTTTCTTCATTCTTTGATCTTCACAGGAGACGTAGAAATAATTTTTGAAAAAAGAAGCGGCCAGACTAGATGCGTCAACACCTAGTCCGGCCGCTGTCCTCGCAGATTGCCCCTGCAAGTCCAGCCAAGGCTCCTGCTTCGTGCACAAAGCGGAACGAGCCTAGCACCTGTTTATCCATACAGTAAAGGTCTTGCTCTCAATGTCTATACCCATCGTCCCTTGGATGGGCGGCAAACGCCGCCTGGCCGACCGTCTCATCCCGCTCTTCCCTCCACACGAATGCTACGTCGAAGTCTTTGCCGGCGGTGCCGCGCTCTACTTCATGCGACCCCAGGCCGCGCCCGTTGAAGTCCTCAACGACATCAACGGCGACCTGGTGACGCTGTACCGCGTCGTGCAAAACCACCTGGAAGAATTCGTGCGCCAGTTCAAATGGGCGCTCAGTTCGCGCCAGGTGTTCGAGTGGCAGAAGATGACCCGCCCCGAAACCCTCACCGACATCCAGCGCGCCGCCCGATTCTTCTACCTGCAGCACCATGCCTTTGCC